GGGTACTTGATACCACCTGCTATTCTACGTGCTTTGCGAGACAACCATCTACCTTGTCGCCCTGCTTCTTGTTCTGCTTTCTGGTCTACCACTTGTCTTAGTTTAAAAGAACATTTAGCTTTGGCTTCTTCTATGAAAGAAGTAAATGCCTCAGCAGGTAGGTCTGGTACGAAGTCGTCTAAGTGTGACCAAGTAGGATAGATATAAGCTGATGCCTGTACCTTAGAATTCTGTAAAGTACTGTCTGTTGTGCTGTCATAACTATCAAAAACTAACACTGTATCATCGAAGGAAGTGAAATACTCAGGGGCTTTATCGTTCTTTATAAGAAGTTCTACACCTGTTACATCTACTATAACATCTATGTTATCATTGTCGTTGTTTAAATAATTCTGTCTACGTAAGAACGCATCTGGGTCTAAGTACCTAACAGATTTGTAATGCTTACGTGTCTCTCCACCCTTAGCCTTATTGTAGTTTAATACACTAAGCTCTTTAACCCCTTCGGGTAATGTCATATGGGTAGGTCTGTCTGGAGTACCACTGGCTATTAACTGTATAGGCTTCTTTGTGTGAGGCCAGTTACGGTTAGATAACATTGCAAAGTACGTAGACTTGACTATCTCAGAAGCCTGAGAAGACTCCATAGTATCAGTAATGCTACCGACTTCATCAGAGTCCATATCATTTAGGATTTCTTGTACTATCTCTAATAAAGTCTTTTTCATTAGAAATCTCCTGCTGTTTTTCTAGTTATCTTTATAGCAGGTGAAGAAACAGTAATCGTACCTACATCTGTTTTCAAAAACACTTGTCCACCATTAGCCAGAAAAGTTGTTAAGGTGAAAATATCGAATAAGAAAGTAGGTTGATAAGGTAGACTTTTACCTGCTGATATGTAGTCTGTATTTATAATTATTGTAGGAGAAGCCGAGCCACCTATATCTAATGATATGGTTATTTCTGTAGGATTACCGCCTTCTGCTGTTACAGGTAAATCTATACGCACATCGTAAGAATCCCCAGTTGTTAGAGGGGTTATCTTATTAGCCACACTATCCCATAACTCTCCCGTACCTCTTATCTCGTAAGGTAAGTAGGAGCTATTACTTGTTCCTTCTAAACCGTCTATAATTAATTTACTGTAGGTACTAGAAACAACCTGTGCCGCACCTGAATGTTTGTAATAACCCCAGCCCTCAGGGGAGTGTTTCCAAAGGTAACTACCACCACCACTCGCCCTAATTATCTGACCTAAGGAAGTAGAAGCTTGTCCTGATAAGGGCGCTTGAGTCCAGCTCCCTGAGCCAGCACCATCGGATACGTAGACAGCGTTAAGAGGAGCAGTAGATGCACCTTTAGGTTCGTGCCTATTCCCGTCTGGTATATCTTTATGTTCTATTGTCATATTAATTTCCAAAAAAAAACCCCTACCTACCTACCTGATAACAAGTAAGCCGATAGAGGTTATATTCACATTAGGCTAAACGAGTGTATTTAATAACAATCTTACCTGCTGTTCCACCAGTCTGCACGATAACACCTGTATTACCAGATGGTACAGTTACAGGAGAGGCATCAGTTGCGGAGTTGACGTTAACACCACCAACTGTGATGGCTGTGATAGTACCAGTAGCTTCGGACTTCTTAATCCCTACTACCTTAACACCTGCCAATACTGGGAAGGGAAAGTCTATCTTATCCCCGTCGATTGTGAAGACGTACTCGTTGTACAAGCCTTCTGTCTTAATGTTTCCGTCTGTACCACCAACTGTGCGAACACCGTAATGGTTACTTACGTCGATACCTGCTGAATTTTCAAAACCCATTATGATTCCTTAGTAGTTAGTTGCAGAAGTGATGTACACACCTAGCGTATCTAAACGCTGAGGGCCAAAACCATAACGAGAGCGAGTTACGAATTCATCTCGTGCGCGGTCTTTATTACGTTCACCTTCTACTTTAGGCATACGTCTCCATACACCCATGATTGGTTTACACTGGTCGTCTAGGACACACATTGCAATGTTGGCTACAGCACCAGTTACGGCAGTAGTACCATCAGAGAAGTTACCCTTAGGAAGACGGTTAGATGTAAGAATATCCCAACCAAAGTAATTCATAATGAAGCGTTGACCAGAAGCCATACCTTTCTCAAGAATGTCTTTGGCGAATGCAGTTACATCAGTGGTGATAGTTACTAGTTGAGATAGAGTAGCTTCTACAACTGGGTCACAGATAAACACTCGGCCTTCTGCTGGTACGTTAGCCTTATCAAAAGCTAGGCGTAATGCAATCAAACCTTTTAGGCTAAATATATTACCTACTTCAGTAGAAGAGACTCGATGTGCAAAACCATTCACTTCCATAGGGTCAGCGTTAGTCTGTGCTGAGTTACATACAGATAAGAATGTTGACTCGAATACTTCTTGTTGTGCGCGAGTAGACTCGGTAGCTCGTTGAGCCATTAGTAATTCAATGTCAGTACCGTCTTCGCGTAAGTCGTCTGTTACATACCACGCATCACCAACGTACTCGCTGATTTGCAATGTGATAGTACCAGTTTCAATTGGGTTGTACTCAAGAGGGGTATCTTCTGCCGCTTCTTGTAGAGTAACAGCACCAACTGTTTTAATGTTCAATGTTGAACCTGAGCCAAAGTCACCTACATTTCGGTAGAATGCTTCTGGTAGTAAGCCGTCGTGCAAGTTCTTAAGGATGAAACTTGAGTACTGCTCCGCTTCGATAAAAGCTTGTGTGTTAGATGTTACGTTCATTTATTTTCCTTTAACCTGTAATACCGTTACGTCTGTAAACATCTTCCTTAACCTTCCGCATAAACTCTTTCTGCTGTGCTGATGTAGCACCACGCATTAAGGAATGGGTAGGCTTCTCAAGTACATCACCCTTAGGTGCGTAGTTGGAAGGAACAAGTTCACCACCGTAACTAGTGTTGCTAGTTTTAGATGATTGAGTAATATTAAATAATTGCAGAACTGCTTTGGGAGCTTCTTTCGACATCTCCTGTAAACGCTCTACGGATAAGCCAAGTTCTTTAGCTTTCGCTCGAACCTGTTCGCCAGCCTTCTCTCCATATTGCTTTATTAATGTGTCATTAACGTTCTTGACATTCGCATCAGCGACAGTCTGTTGTTGTGACGCAGTTAATTGGGCTTGTATGAGTTGCTGAACTTTACCTTCATCTAGTCCCTGAGGCGGAGTGGTGTTCTCTTTTTCTTGACTTTGTGAAGTGAGCCTTGCTAATGTTTCTTCAACACTTTGACGCTTCTCTAGTTCAGACTTGTACGTAGAACTTGTAGTCTCTAGCTCGGCTAGTTTTGCTGTAAGTTCTTGTATGTGTGTCTGAGCGTGAGCCGCTCCTTTAAGTGCTTCATCTACGCTTGCGTATTTAGGCTCGCCTTTGTCATTCTTGATTTGTGATAGCTGGTTGGCAAACACATCAGTTGACGCTGGTGTTGTTACAGGGGTTTCCTGTGTGGGTGTTTCATTTGGTTTATCAAAAACTGACTGGTCGGTCATAGTTTTCCTTTAATTTAAAGTGGTCGAGGGTACAGGACTTGAACCTGTGTCTTCGGAACATTCTTCCAAAATGTTAATCTTAACACCAACCCTCGTAGTTCATTGAGTAACATAACTACGTTATGAAAATCTTTGTTATAAATTATAATAATTAATATTTACATTATAATCTTTAGGACTAAAAGTTCTCTGTCACTGTCGTTCCAACGAACATATACATGTTAGTATATACTGAAAAACAGGGCGGTTATTACTCATCTTTATAAATAATATCTATTACTTGCGCTAAAGCTCGTTCATAACCTATGCTGTCAGCTATAGACCTATCCCAATTAGGGGTGTCATAATTAGCTTTAGACCTGCTTCCTTTTATACTGGATTCTATTTTGTCTTCTAATATCTTAACAAGCCTCTTGCGTACAAGGAGACTAGAGAGGAAGTCCCCTCTAAGCTCTTTCTCTTGGTCAGGGTCTAACCCTTTGCTCCATACCTTATTCATTTACCCATCCGTAATATCTGTCTGCGAATGTCCCAGTATATCCTAGACTGCCTAGGTAGTTATGGAACTCCTCGTTGAATTGTCCGTCGAAACCTTCGCTTACTAACCAAGAAACTATTATGTCATTAGAAGTTCCCTTAAAGGAGAGGCTTTTTAAATACTGAGAGACAGCTTGATACGTTACTCTATCTGGGATAGGTATCACTATCTTGTCCCCACCTGTTACTACAGCCCTACCAAAGAGCTGTTGAGACTCTATCCCTGTAGGGAATATGTATTCTAGAAGTCTCCTAACCTGAGCGTTTCCTACAGCTTCCTCTGAGGTAATTCCTATCGCATTTAAAAACTCTGTACCTATTGTTACCTGTAATGTACCAAAAGCCTCCTCTGATATTATAGCGCTAGGGGATAGTGTAACTAGTCCTGCTACTACTTCTGCTACACCAAAGTCTTCTGAGCTAGGTATTGCAGTAGCCTCTATGGTAGTAACACCTAGAGTTAGTTGTGGCGTACCGAATAACTCCGTAGAATCTATTCCTGATGGGACAATAGATACACCGAGAGGTGTTACTTGTGCAGTACCGAAAGCCTCTATAGATGATATTGCGGAAGGAGATATGGTATCCCCTGTAGCTGGTGGTATTACACCTAATTCAACAATTGTGTGAATTTGAGTAAGGCTGTTCTGTGTAAAATCTACGACACTAACATTACCATCGTGATAATGCCGTGAGTGTAAAGCCGAATCTGTTATTAATGTAAAACCTGCCGTATCAACTACTGAATCGCCACCTTTAGAACCGAAAAAGAAAACACTGTTAGATGCGTTTTGAAAGGCGTTATCGAAAGTAATAGTTTGAGCAAGAGCTCCATATCCACCAACTCTTTTAAATTGTGGAAAAGTAGCCGCTTCACTAGATAAATCAACATTTCCCGATACTTCGGTTATTACTATTCGACCGTTACCCGCGTTAGGCCATGCAACTGTTACACCACCAGTACCACCTGTTGTATAGCAATAATGTAGCGAGCTTTCATCATAAGTAGAATTAGTGCCTGTTATATAAGGCAACCAAGTACCATGTGCTGACGTAGGAACTGGTGCGGGATACCCCTGATTTCTATCAGTAGTACATATAAGCAGTGTGCCAGCTACACTAGTAAAAGAACTAGTTGTAGCCGAACCGCCTGAGTAGCCGTCTTGTGAACCTAATGTTTGAAATGCTAACGACATGATTTATCACGCTATGCCAAGTTTGGCTCTCAGTTGATTAATTAATTGCGTTTTTTTATTGTCCATTTTACCTTGATTTATCACCCCTACATTCCCTCTTAATGCCACAAAATCGGTTTCCCATCCTTCAACTTGTCGGATTAAATCAATCGCCCTGCGTAATAACTCTTGGTATTTATTAAGGTTGTCGCGTCTTTGTTGGTCGTCGTCAAAATCTGTGTCTATAACCATTATTTTATTTTCCCTATGCTCTCTAACTCATTCATATATTCTGAGGCTTTATCTAAAGACGCTTGACGTACAGCACTCTCTTCGGTTATAAGCTTCTGTAATTGCTCTTTACGCTTCTTATTCGTGTGAGCTATTTTTTCTTCTGGTGTTAATTGTGTTAAACCAAACATATTTATTCCTATAACTTAAAGATTTTGTTAGCACCAGTGTCCCACGTAATAGCTATATCTCCGCCATTAGGTGTTACAGGTAATCCGCCTGCTGTATCAATGTAAGCTATTAGTCTAGATGTACTAGCTACTGCTGTGTCCTGATAAACAACAAGAGCCTCTGATTGGTCTCCCTCTACTGCTGTGTAAAGTACATCGTCTGCGTCTGCTACACCTGCTGTAGTGGTTTTAGTTGTTAGGTTAGCACTTGTTGCCACCCTTTCCCCTGCTGGTATGTCTGACAAAAACTGGTGGTTTGCGAAGTCAACTGTGTAAGTAGCTGTATCAACTAACACTGTTTTTATATTATCAGCGCTCCAACTAATCTCCCCTTTAAGGAAAGACTCCCTGCCTAAATCGTATAGTGCGTTTGCCATGCTTATATCTCCGCTTGATTATTTATTGAAGCCGCTTCTGCTTGTAAATCGCTCTGGGCTTGCTGTGTTATTGATTGTGTTTCCATCTGTTCCATTACGGCTACGTTAGTCTTAAAGAGTTTATAACCATTCAAACCTGCAACATCTTCTACCACCTTCGTCATTTCTTTACCAGACGTATGAGGTGCTATTAAGTTAGCAATAGGTGAGTTGAATATACCAATAAGGTTTTGTAAGTCCTGTGCTTGCTTAGAGAAGTACCTAGCGCCTACTGGACGTAACTTACCACTGGCAGTTATATCTTCTTTGGTTATCGACAAGAACTCTTGAACACCAAACTCGTCGTCCATTACTCGTATAACATCACTTCTGTCCATGTTCCTACGTGAAACCTCTAACATGCTGTTAATTTGTTTCTCTAGCAGATTGATTTCAAAGGAAGTGATTTTCTCTTGGAATATCCTACCAGCCGCGTTAGCTAGTTGTTGAACTTCAAAGGCTGTCTTCTCCCCTGCTGTTCGCATACCCATAGCTTCTCTAGGTGCGCCAGCATAAAGCTCCATACGGCTCTCTAAGAACTCTATTTGGTTATCTGCACCAATGATACCATTTAAGCTCTTACCAAGCTCTACGACATCTCCGTTCTCGTCTATCTGTATCTCTTCACTAGGCCCCCATACAAATTCCTCAACCTCCCCTATAATCTTCAAAGGTGGATGAACAATCAAGTCCATAGCATCAGCCTTTAAATTCTCTAAGTGGTCTATACGGTATTGCATACCTACTAGGTTATCTAGTGGCCCCATTGCCCATAAGTTATCTGGACGCTTTCTCCAACCTACATGATAGATAGGAGCGTGACCTAACCAACTAGGTATCTGGGTGTTACGTACTGTGTATGAGCGGTCTGCTACAGTGATTACTTTGTCTGTCTCAAGGATACCATCTGATTTACGGAAGTCTCCATAAAACTCTAGTATCTCCATGTAGTCAGACTGCAAATATTCGTGCATAGAACCAAAGCCGTCTGCTGAATAACCAATAGCTTTATCAAAGTCTTCAACCTTGTAGCCACCCATCTTATCTTTCAACATCTCCCGATTAAGCAAAGCCTTAGTCCAGAATCCTTCATCTGGTTCCTCAGCCGCCATCTTCATTACCTCACCGATACTCTTAACACTACGTATAATCTTAAAGCTCTCCTCAAAGGAACGAGCTAGTGGATTAAACACTACATCAAGGGGGCTGATACGTACAGCCTTAGGGCCGATGAAAGATGGGATGAACTCTCCGTCATCCATCTCTTTAAACTTACTTTCAAAGATTGTAGTTCCAAATGCGTTACCATAATCTATGTAGTCGTACAACTGTTGGCTTACTGTATCTCTTAGGTTACCCTCTCGAGACTTATTAGAGATGTATCCTTGTATAGTACGAGCCTTAAGTCGTGTTGCGTCCTCTGCACTATACGCTTCCCATCGTAGCCAGTTGTCGTTAGGGAACAACGCAGACAAATAGTTTGAATGCAAGTTGTCTCTTATCTGACAAAGCTTAGGCAGGGTTGTAGAGTTTTTCCAAGGAAGGGAACT